TGCGTTGTTGAAAACAAGTATTACTATTGTACCAACAATACCACCACCATTAATTTTAGTGGGTGGAGGTCAACGACCTGGTATGAACGCTAGGATGATTACAACCAGAATTATCACAAGAAAAAGTGAAGCTGGTGCTCCTATTGGTAATTTACCATCTGGCGCTGAAAGTGTTGATGAGAAAATGGAACGAGTACGAATTGAAGAAATTGTAAACGCGTTAATAAGTGAAGCTAAAATAACGGTAGTAATTCCCGCTGGAACACCAATAACAGCTGTTGGTGGTAATGCCGGTGGTCCTGTTATAAGTCAGGGTGTTACAACAAATTATACACAAGGTTATGGAATTATACAATAATGATTTTAATGACTTATCTAACACTAGTATTAATGTTAAGATTAAGGAGATAAAAATAGAATACGATTTCTTAAAAGAAGAAATAATAAAAATTTGTGATAAATTAGAAATTTTAGAAAAAGTTTATAACAAAGGTAAAGAAGAACTTAAAAAAAGAGGTATTGAATGATAAACGGTCTTGGTGAAAATTCTATAAGAAATTTTAAAACACAAATATTGTTTGATGGTAGAGTTGTATCATTAAAAGATGATTATAACACTGGTCAAATTAAAGTTAGGTTAGATATTGATGGTAATATCCCAGATGAGGAATTACCGATAGCTTTACCATTATTACCAAAGTATTTAAATATTTACCCCAAAATTAATGAACGGGTTACCGTATTAGTTACAGCTATTTCTAATGGTAACCAATCATCTAATAGTGCGACAAGATTTTGGATTGGACCATGGATACCACAACCACAAGTATTAAAGGGTAGTGATTACACCAGTTCATTTTCAGATTTACCAACAGGTTATATCGCTTTAGATACCAGTATTGACGCTAAAGCTGACGCTACCGGTATTTATCCTAGTAAAGAGTTTATTTCCATACAAGGTAGGAATAATACTGACATTACTTTAAAAAATAAAGAGGTAATACTTAGAGCTGGTAAGTTTATACCAAATAAACCCACACAATTTAACGGTAAAGACCCATCATACATTCAACTACGTTATCTAACCACCGAAGATCTTGATGTCACACCGGATAGTAATACGATTGGTAGTAATATTAATGTCGTTAGTAATTATATTAATTTATTAAGTCATAGGGGGAATACATCCAGTAAATTTGTTTTAACAAATCGTACAGATATGATTACCAATAAAGATCAATCATATATCAATATGAATACACACCCCATACCATTTGGTGACATTTTAGTTGATTTTTTACAATTAATTAAAAATTTCGCGTCAACACATATTCACCCTTATCACGCGATGGTGTCAGATCCGGAAGAAAATTTAAATAACTTATTAAATTTTGATTTAAATAGTATTTTAAACAATAATGTAAGGACTAATTAATTAATTACTAATATTTATATAATAAATTAGTAATGATTATAAGGACATACATAGAAAAGGATAATACTATCATTGGTGGTAGTGAAATTAACACTGGTAGAAACCCTGTGGCCGAATTATTTTACGGTGGTGAGGGTAAAAGTAATAAATTTAGTAGACATTTATTGTATTTTGATGTTCAAAAATTAAAAGAACAATATAGTTTAGGGAATTTAGGTAATTTAAGTGAGGTTGTTCACACACTTAAAATGACTAATACATCAGCGTTAAATACTGATCTAATTGGGAAACAAACTTCCGATGGAAAACAAAGAGCTTGTTCATTTGATTTAATACTATTCCCAATACCACAAGATTGGGATGAGGGTTGTGGATTCACATATAATTGTGAGAATTGTGTTAATTGTTCACCAGATTGTGGTGGGGATAACATAACCCCAAGTAATTGGTATTATAGTCAAGGTATAGATAATTGGAATATACCTGGAGTATATTCTGGTAGTAGTAGTGGGTTAACAATAGTAACACAACATTTTGATTTTGGTAATGAAAATTTATGTATGGATATTACTAGTACAATTAATGATTTGATTACCGGTACTACAATTAATTATGGTTTTGGTTTAGCTTTTCCTTCTAATGTTGAATTATTACAAACACCAAATTACAATTATGTAGGGTTTTTTACTAAACAGACACAAACATATTTTGAACCATTCCTTGAAACTAAATATAATGGGATTATAAACGATGATAGATCTAAATTTTACTTAGATAAGGTCAACGACCTTTGTTTATATGTTAACCTAGGTAATAGACCAACAAACTTAGATAATGTCCCTACGGTGGAGATATACGATAATAATGATAATTTATTCACTATCATATCACCATCAGATGTTAATCAAGTGATGGAAGGTGTATATTGTGTTAAAACTATAGTACCATCCAGTGGTTATACTGATTGTGTTACATTCACTGATGTATGGAAAAATATTTCAATAAATGGTATTAATAGACCGGATGTTGAATTAGAATTCGCTTTAGTTAATGATGATTCTTGGTATAATTTAGGTACTAACGAATACCTTCCAATTAACTACTCATTCGCCATTTATGGTATTAAACGAGATGAAAGAATTTTACGTGGGGATATTAGGAAAGTAATGGTAACATCTAAAGTACCATACGATATATCTCAAACAGATATTATCAATGGGTTATACTATAGGTTATACATTAAAGAGGGTACAGCTGAAGTAACTGTGATTGATTGGGATAACGTTAATAAGGCGTTTAACCACAATTTCTTTATGTTAGATACATCCTGGATGATACCTAATACATATTATTTAGATATTAAATTAGTTAATAATAGAGAAGTGTCTGTATTAAAGGATACTATGAAATTTTTAATAGTTAATGAAGAAGTTGTTAGTCAATAAAAGACATTATTTGACCTAATCTTTCTTCTAAATCTGATGTTATAGAATTCTTATCACCTAATAAGATTTTATGAATATCTTTTTTACTTATATCTTCAACATCAAAATCTATTGGTATGTCAATCATATCAAAAGACCCTTCCAATTCTGGAACTGGAAAATTACCTTCAATATTTTTTATACTTACTTTTAATGGTATTCTATCAATATTCGTATCCATTTTTTCTAAATCTTTAAAACTATACGTTATTAAACAACTCCAATTTAAAGGATTTTGGTAGTCTATATAATTAAAAATAAAGAAACTAATTTGATCACCATAATGTTGCCATAATGTGGTACTAATTTTTACTTTATCTTCATATTTTTTAAATTCTTCACTATTATCAACTTTTTCTTTGACCAAATCACCCCATTTATTAATTCTATCATCCGCTAAATATTTTTCTAAAAATTTATATAAAATTTTTGATGTGTGAATACTACCACTTACATCGGAATATTCTGTAAATAATAAATCTCTATTTTTAATGTAGTAAGTAGTTAATTTTAAAGATTTAGTGTAACTAAAACCAATTTCTTCAATAAAATTGACAATTTCATTTACATCTAACATCCAAGAACTTTTTTTACCATATAATTTATGTAGTAAATTTAACAATTTTTTATCTTCTTCCGATATGTTAGAAATAGTGTCAATTACTAAAGCTTCTAATATAAATTTTTGATATTTTCCCATATGAATAAATATTCGTTAAAATAAAAAAGGGTGACTATTAATCACCCTTTTTATATTTGTTATTGTTAATTACGACTATCGTAATTCTCTTGTATCAAATGTTTGGATACCGTCAACTCTAACATGTCCGTAGAAACGGTTATTTACCATTTTCTTAGCGTAACGAGTCATAATACCCTTCACTGGCGCGAAGTTAAATGGATTATACATCGTTGGAGTTAATTGTAATGGTACATATGGTGCGTAGATATAACCAGTGTCTAACAATGATTTACCTTTGTGACCAATGATGATTGAGTTAGCTGGAGCATAAGGATCACGATACACTGTGTAACGACCACCTAAACTACCAATTCTCTCAATACCCATGTTATACTGATCTTGTTCAGGATTAGCATTAGATACGTGGAAATATTCTAAATCATCAAAAATCGCAGATACTTCAGAAGATACAACGATAAAGTTAGCACCACCTCTTAAAGTAGATTTGTGAATCTGAGCAGATAATTGATTTAATTTAGTGATTAATGTTTGATTCCATTCTTTTTGAGTATATGGAGTCGCAACAGTTGCAACACGTTTCCAACCATTATAATCCCAACGTAATTGCCAAGCAGCACCTTTACGTAAATCACGTAAAATCTCACGATCAATTTCAGCAGCAACTTGCTCAGATAATAAAGCTGTTAATTCAGCTTCAGCATCAATGTTATGGAACGCTGAAACGTCTTGTGCTAATTCTGGAGACCAGCTAGCTCTTAACTTTCTTTCAGTTACAGAAACTACAACCTCATCTAAACGGAAAGAAACCTCACCCATTTCAGTAGAAAGTTCTAATGAACTGTATTGTCTCCATCCAACTACGAATGAATCAGTAGACGCTGTCCAACCAGATTCAGCACCAGTATAACCATCAATTGTGTTTGTACCACAAGATACACAAGCAGGGTGAGTTAAATCAACCTCAATGTATAATTTACCTACAGCATCACAAATGTCGTTATATGCTACGATACCTTTACCGTATTTTTGAGTTACCACACGGAATGGAACTTCATCACCAGAGTTAAGAACCATTTTACCATCATTATCATAAATAGCAGTAGCTGCTACTACAGATAAAGAAGCTAAAAATTCTTCAGAATCCATTTCGTTTCCGTTAGGAGAATCAGAACCAGGTGAATTGTTACCCATTCTTCCAGCATTAGCACCGTTGAAACCTTCAACTTCAAGAATTTGTTTTCTAACTGAACTATCAAAAGCAGTTGCTGTAGTACCAGGAGTAAATTCACTACCAGTTGTACAAGCTGTCCATACTACCGGAGTACCAGTTGCAATGTTAATTGTTGCTGTACCTTTAGAATGATCGAATAAACCATCATTATAAAATCGGTCATATAATGACTTAGCACATACTGAGAAAGTTGCAACTGAACAGTTAAATCCTGTTACACACTCAGGTAATTGACCACTAATGATCGGGTTTTTAGATGTAGCACCTTGAGCCGTTGAGCTTGTAGGGATGTCTTGCCATTCACCAGAGTTATTTCTGTCAGACGTAACTGGTACGAAGAAGAATAATTTACCGATTGGCATATTCATCGCTTGAACTGAAACGATATCATTTGCTAATAATTTAGAGAATACACGTCTTACGATTGGAAATACAACAGTTTCAAAAGAACCTGATGCGTCACCTGCAGTTGTAGACTCATTTAATAAGTGAGAAGCTTGATTCTCATATAACTGAGCGATGTTTTCTCTAACGTGACCTTTAAGACCTTTTAAGAAGCCTAATTCGTCCCATTTATTGATTGTTTTTACGCGGATTTGTTTAAGGTGTTCTAACCCTATGTTACCAACCTCGCCTGAATTTAAAAGATGTCCCATTTTTTTATCTTTTTGTTTTTGTTTTTTTTGTTATTATTATTTTATTACACTCTATTATCTAACTTATCCATTAAATTTTGAATGTTTTTGATTTGAGGATCTACATAAACAGTAGATTCTTTAATCACAGAACCTTTAGAAACAGTTTTATTAACTTTTTTATCTATAGATTCGTTAATTGGAGTTTTAGTAACTAATTCATCTGAAATTGACTTATGAAGATTTTTAGATTCTTTAAGATCTACTACAGAATCAAATCTCTTCAAAATGTTAGCCTTTTCTTGTTTAGTAGTTGAATGTTCAGTAAACAATTTAGTGGCGTATGTTAAGTTAGTATTGAATAGAGCGATTTCATTTAATTTATCTCTGAAAATTTTTAAAGCGTTTTTATATTCACCTTGTTTACTTTCATACTCTTTCACTAAAACTTTAAGATTCTTGTTTTCACCAATCAATTGATTCATTTTGGTTTTATAAGATTCTTCCATTTTACCACCAGTTTTCATATTATTACCAAAAGTAGAACTACGATTATATCTGATGTGTTGTTTATTCTCACGAACCTCAGATTCCTCTTCGTCTTCTTCACCATCAACCATAGTATCTTCTTCATCTAATTCGATTTCATACATAGGTTCATCAGATTCGCCATACATATTTGAGTCACACTCATTACATACACCTTCTTCTTCATCTAATTCGATTTCATACATAGGTTCAGTAGATTCATCAAGTTGGATTTGGTATTCAGCACCAGTTTTATTATCTTTCAAATTAACATTTTTACCGTCCTTAACGATTTCAATTTCGTCTTCGTCACTCATGTTTTTGAAAACTTTTATAACATTTTGGATTGGACCATTAGTTAAATCGATTTCGTGTGATTCATCATCACCCATATCCATATCCATATCAGATACTTCGTCATCAGAAATTTCATCTTCCATTTCAGGAACATCCATATCCATACTAGCGTCATCTTCAGATCCTTCTTCAGAAGTTTCTTCAAATTCATCATCACTAGTTTCTTCCCCAGATTCATCTTCGGGAACTTCTACATTTTCAAGCTCTTCGTTGCCCACAACATCTGTTACATCCATGTCTTCATCTTGTTCAGATAAGAATGACTCTTTAACGATGTTATCAATTTCTTGTCTCATAGTAGCGGCAAGTATTTCTTTTGTGTTTTTCTTAAGGGACTCTTGAATCTTTTCAGCTTCAAGAAGAGCTTCTTCAATTATTGATTTTGTCATTTTTTGTTATTTTTTTTTATTGTGATGTTATAAAAATATTGTAACAATATTGTTTATTATTCAATAAGTATCTATACTTTATAAAAAGTTACTTTTTTAATAAAAATAATTTTTTTATTCTTTTTCTTTTTTAACTTTATTACCACCAGTTAGTGATTTTAATTTTTCTTCATAAGAAGCTTTTAAAGCCTCTAACTCGTGACCCATTTTATTAAGTTCTTTAGCTTCCTCGTCTGAAAAGTTGTACGAGTCTTCAGGTACTGATTTTGTTGAATCTAATTTTATAAATAAAAATCCTTTTTTAATGTATGGATTTTTATTAGAGTCAATTGATTTAAGTGTTGAATATTTACTTCTCAATTCTTCTAGTTGAGATTCAGTAATTTTTACTTTTAATTTCATAATTTAGTCGTTTAAATAATTATCTAATGTGTCTATTATTAATGGTTTTTTACTTTGTGTTGATTCCACAAATGGAGCTGATTCTTCTTTTCTATTAAATATCCAAGAACCCGGTGTTGAAGGTGATGTAACAACATCCCAACAAATTAATTCAAAATCTTCTTGTACATAATTTTTACCCTCCTTCTTATCTAAAGAACCTACACCCCTTGATGATACACCAATCATAATACCCTTTCTAATTAGATTGGCTACTTGATCACCTTTACATGAAATAATTCCTTGATTAACAAACCCTGGTGACATTAGGACTTCTAGTTTACCTAATAAGGTATTACCTTCCCACCATATCTCAGTTATATTATGAGATACTCTATCAACTGATATAATAGAAGACTCTGGGTGATCGGCTTCACCAAGAGCTCTACCTTCTTGAATAACTTTTTGATAATTCCTCGCTTCTCTTTCAAGAATTTCTCTTGGGTATATACGACCATTTTTATTCTCTACACCACACTTTTGTAATACAGCGTAAAGTATTAATGGTTCTTCAATAATTCTTTGTCCGGAATCAAGTTTTTTAATTTCGTTTATGAATTTTTGATTATCTTTTGGTGAAATATATCCTGAATCGGTTTCAATTAGTACACCATGACCAATCTCACCTGGTTTCAATATTTTAATCATATTAATCCTTTCAATATAAATATTGAGGAATTAAAGAAAAAAATATTTATTTTGTTTTACTGAATATAAAGTATTCGTTTGTATCTAATACATTCTCTATAATAGATTTTGAAATATCTTTCATTGATTCTACTACTATATCTGAATTAACTTGATTATATTCTTTTTGGAATAGAGTTAACTCACAAGACATAAAACTTTTTTTACCGTAATGAACTCCGGATGATCTCATATCTAAATCAACAATAGTGTTTCCTTCCTTAAAATTACTTTCACAAAGTATGTTGTATGTGTATTGTAATACACTTTTACGTAAATTTTTAATTATTCTCTCATAGTTCAATCCAGTTTCTTTTATTGGATTCCCCCAAGAAGATATGTTAAGATAAATGGTTTTAGCCTTTTTATTATCTATAGTACCAGAATAAACTGTATAGTTAGAATTTGATTCAATGGTTATTTCCTTACCTCTTTTCATTAAAGTGTTTCATAATGTAATCTTGTTATTTATACTAAAATATAGTAAAAATAAAATGAGATAACAATAGGGTGGAAGGAATAATACTATTTTTTTAAAAAAGAAATTAATTTATCTTTAATAACTTTTATTAAAGTATCACTACCTTTCTTATTACCAGTAATAACACCTAAGTTTTCAAGTACTGATATTAGATATTCCATATTAATATAAATGAATATGAATGTATGTAACCAATTAAACATTGAATAAGCTAATACTCCAGCGGTATCAGTATATTGTTTATATTCCATCATTAATGATTTTGTTATGAATATTAGTGAAAACCATATTAATACTTTTAAACCAAACCTACTAAATTTTTTGGATTCAATTTTTACTTTTCTCACCTTTGAGGATAGTAATCCAGTCACTAATTCTAAGAAAATTAATAAACCAAATGATATGATAGTTAGATACCCTAACCCAAAATATTTTTCTAATCCCACTGAGATTCCGGTTAATGGTAATGTTATTGTCAATAAATTGATATGTAAGAAGGAACAAATGAAGTCAGAACTATTTGTAAACCCAAAATTAGTAACAATGTAATTGAAGAAATTTTTCATTATTTAGTTAAATCATCTTTAAGTGAAAATATTTTAGTAATATCTTTCGTAAACGTTTCACTTTTATATTCTGTTCTAAGTAACTTATCTTTTGTTTTTAATAATTTATCTTTTAAATCTACATTACTAGTTTCTAATTTAACATTAAGGATGTCTATGGTTTCACGGATCATTTCAGTAAATAAAGATTCTTTTTCTTTATCATCACCATTTAATGATACTCTAATAACTTTTTTTTCTGATTCAGATACATTCTCATACTTAGCGTTAAATTTAGAAGTCATTAAACTTGTAAGGATACTAGGGGGTAATGATATGGTAGGCGTTGTAGAACTTTCATTTATCTTTGGTTTCATAACAAATGTACGAACATATTCAAAAGATTCTTGTATTCTATCAATATTTTTACTATCTCTTTTTAAAATGATTAAATCATTTAAAGATTCATATAATTTGTTAACATCAGTGGAAAGAGTTAATTTATTTTTTTCAACTAAACTAATCAATTTAGAGTTTTCTATAAGAATCTTTTTTTGACCAAATTTTCTTAGAGAATCAATATTTTCTTTAACATATTCTCCAGCTAAATATGGATCTTCAATAAATTTAGATTCAATATTAGTTAAAACAATGAATTGAGATTTTAAAATTGTACTCTCTCTTAATGTTTTTAAGTACTCTTTAAAGATAGTTTTTCTACCTCTATCCTTTTGTATAATGGATTCAGATAGGACTTTATTGAATGTATTTTTTATGTTACCGAAATTGTGCATATTAGTATAATTTATAAATATGTTGAATTTTAAAAAAAATTATTTATTTAATAAATTATTAATATTATCAACCATATTTGTTATATCATTATTGTGTCTATTGTTACTATCCGAAACATTATTTTTACTCTCATTAATATTTACCTTGTATTCTTCTCGTATTTCAATACTTTCAATCAATTTGTTAATATAATTAGCCTTATGTTTTTTTTGTTTACTATCATACGATTTCATTAAAAATTCTTTTCTTTCTAATAATAACTTATCTAAATTTTTAACCCCAGACTCCATTGTAGGCGGTGTTGGTTCTGTTGTTTCTGGTGTTGTTGGTTCTGGAGGTGCACCACCCATTTCTTCACCACCCATTTCAGGCCCACCAGCTGGAGGTGTTACATCACCACCACCTTCAGTGACAGCTTCACCAGTAGTATCACCATAAATGTTATCTATCTTATCAAATAAACCAGTCTTTTTAATTACCGCGGATGTATTAGCTAATTCAGCTGCGGCTGCTTTTTCAAGTCTTTGTTGTTCAATATCAAGACGTATTTCATCATTAGAAAAGTTTAATATTTCTTTCTTAGCTCTAGTCATAGACATCGCAGCAAACCCATTACCGGCATCAGAAACAGAATCTTTATATAATTGCATCTTCACCTGCATTTGTTCTGTGCGTAACATTTCTGCTTGTGTAGAAGGGTTATTTAAAGTTAAAGTAAAATTACTTAATTCTTCATCTAACCCCAATATGAATAAATGAATAATAGCGATTTTATTTAATTCTTGTAACATAGATTGTTGAATTCTATTAACAGTTCTTGTGAAACGTATGTCTTGTAATGCTAAATTTTTACCATCACCTACAGCTGATTCAAAACCTAAAAATGGTTTAGGAACTCTAAGTGCTGCGAATAATTTCTTTTGAAGATATTCAATATCTGCAATTTCAGACAAATTAGAATTTTTGATATAAATACCTGATTCTAAGGCGAATGTGTGATGATTATGATACATTTCATTACCATCTACTGTGATAGTGCCCGTATCAATTCTCTGTTCTAGATATTCTATTTTTACAATTTTATGATTATAGAATTGATTAATTGACTTACCCCTTTCTTTACTACCATATTTACCATTCTCTTTATCGAGATAATATTGCCATTGACGTAAATTGATGAAACCTCTTTTAATAATTTCCTCTTTTTTCCACTCCCTAAAATTTTTAAATCCTTTTTCTTTAATCATTTTTTCTAAATGATTATGGGTGAATGTATTTAAATTAGTTAATGAACTCCTAATATCTTTATTAATAGAATTAAACTCAAACATAAAGTTAGAACTTCTATTTAAAACTTGTAAAGTTAAATCTGAACGTAAATGTTTTTCAAATTCATTAATAAACATATTGTAAAGTTTATCATTGAAAATTAAAGTTTGTTTTTTACTAAATACTGACTCTTTATATCCTTCTCTCACCCAAATACTTTTAGACATCTTACTCATTTTTTCTTTAGCTTCTGGGGTTGATTTAACGGTACTAATTATCTGACCTTTTAATTTTAAATTGTCTGGGTTCTCACACCATTTTAATAATTTTTTTGTGGTTTTAGCTTTAGTTATTGGGTTATTAATCCTTTCACACCATTTTTTTAATTCTTCTACCGATAATTCATTAAAAAATTTATTAATAGATTCTTTTTGTTTACTTCTAATGAATTCTTTATATTCTGGATCAGAATTTCTTTTATCGTGAAATATTTTATTACACTCATTTAAATGTTTTCTTACTCTTTTAGCGAAATTAGGGTTATTTTTATACTTCTCGGAAAAAGCTTTACTCCCTATTTGTTGATTTTTACAATGTAATTTAAAGTGGTCTTTACTATTCATAAATGTTAAATTAGTTGGTGAATTGTCAAACCTATTAAAATTAATATGATGTATAGTAGAATGATTTTGGTCTTTATATTCCTCTAAAAATGTTGTCTCATTCACTAAATTATTTTTATGGAACTTAGTAACTTCTTTATGTACCCAAACCCATTTTTGAGTTTTATTATCAAATATTTGTTGATAATCATAATGTTTATAATAAATTGATTTTTTACTATAAAAAGGCATTAACGAATCACCAACATTTAATTCATTAGCCGCCACAAAGCCATTAGTTCTGTGAACAAATTTATGATCAGGCGTTGCGGTAATCTCTTCACCGTTATCCAATGTAATTTTCATTACTTCAGTATTTTTTCTAGTAACACCAGCCCAAGTAATTATTCCAGGGGTAAATTCACCAGTTTTGGGATCACAAGAGTATACCCATAAATTTCTATTACCATTATCCCATTCATTAATAATTTCATTTAATGTAAGTGTTCTACCATCCAATAATGGAATTCTACTATCTAACGATATACACGCACCAGCTAATGTTTCAATTGGATTTGTCGCTGCTTGATCTCTAACCGGGATGAAAAAATCCTGATCATTGGCCATTTGATTATATCTTAAATCAATTTGTCCAGTCTTAGGATCAACTACCGGTGACCTTTTAAATTTATTCGCAATTTGTTGTACATATGGTTCAACATCTTTGTCATCAATATTACCCACGAATATTTTAAATATTCTTCGTTCTGGAGCTCTGGTAATTCTATAAATTAACATAGCATCTTCAGATAACATTAATTGTTTATAAATCCTTCTAGCTTTTTCTAATACTGAAGTACCATATGGTAATCTTCTATCATCACCAAGTAATCTAAAATGACCTATTTGCCAAGAATTAAATTCAAACTCTCTGTTTTTCCAAACAAATTTTAGATCATCACCCTTTTTCTTATTTCTGTTAATATCAATGACACCATTTATTGAATTATAAACATCACCTTCATGTCTTTCAATCTCAATATTGGGTAATTGTTTACAATTAGTAATACCATTTTCATCATCAATATCTAAATATATGAAATTATCGCCATATTTACAAACGTTCCTTGTCCACATTGGTAATGTTGTATGGATATCTAATCTATTATGAAATAAATCAGTTAAAACTTTTTTAACCCTATCAGATTCGGAATGGATTTGTAAAATATTACCCTTACTATCTTGTGTTGTAGATTCTTCCATTAGAATATCTAAAGCCGCTGAAATCTCTGGGAAAAATTCCATAGACTCAAAATCGGTATAAGATGAAATTCTAGTTGTTTCATAAAACATCGCTTGTTGGTACAATGTATTATCAACCTTCTCCCATTGATTATTTAAATATAAATTTTGTTGTTTTTGTAATTTCTCAGTACTAAACTCTTCTTTAGACTTTGTTCTTAATAGTTCTTTTGAATCAATTGAATATGATTTGGTTGGTCCTATTATAGGTTTTTTATCAGGTCCAAATAGAACCCCCAGTTTCTGCCAAACCGTTAAATTTTTATTATCAGCCATTTTTTAATTATTTATTTTAAGTTAATAAACTTTTATTAAAAGTAAATATGTTATATCACATAATCACACTCAACATAAGCGTATCTATGTTCAACATTATTAGGTATATAACTTAATTTATATACATAAGTTGTATTAAAATCCTCCCCTTGTGATCCCGGAGGTGCGTCACAAAGTACTTTTTTATTACTACCACTTTTAGTTTTTGTTTTTACATCATAAGGTTGTGGTGACCATTTATATATGAATTTTTCATTTGGTAACCTATAAAAAGGTCCCTTTTTACTTCCTAAAGCCATATTAGTTTACCTATAAATATCATATTATTATAATAAATTTTAAAGTAATGTTTGTAAATCAAAAATAAATTTATATATTTGTGGAATAAACTTAAACATAAAATTATGATGAATCAAGAAATTAAACAAAAAGGTCTTCTTTGGTCAAAAAGTAATGGATGTGAAATGTATGTGGTTCTTAATGAATCTAACTATGAATGGTGGATGTTAAGTAATAAAACAGGTAATCATATGGTTAGTAATGAAGGTAAATATTGTAGACCATTCGCTGATGAAAGGGTTTTATCTCATTGGAAAGGTTTCCAACAAAATCAAGTTTTTTAAACAATATGATATTTATAAATAAAAATATATGAATATTAAACAACATATTAAAAACTCGGTAAATCAATTAAAACTGATAAAGGAATCCCCATCTAATGATTTTTATGTAAGTGATGAGGAATTACTTGAAATATTAAAAGGTTATTTAGAATCCGCCCTATGGACTGAGGAAGAACAATTAACCGCTGAGTATGAAAGTATGTTTGATTATTCTGAAGATATTGATTTAGGTTCTTTAGGTGTTGATGATTTGGATGATAATTCTAAAATTCAAGCTTATATTGATATTAAAAAATTTATTAATATGGCCGGAGAACAAGCGATTTCTGAAGCTTTAGATGATAATGGGACATTCCAGTTAGGTATGGATATTTGGTTAACAAGGAATGGTCATGGTGCTGGATTTTTTGATCATTCATATCAATTTGAAAATCAGTTAACCAATAGTGGAAAACAATTAAAAGGTGTTGATTTATATTTGGGAGATGATTTAAAACTTTATTTCAGTAATATAAATTAAATTTATCTCATACCCCCTAATAACCACATATGTTCACCATTGGGTATATTAGATGGCACTGGTGTTTGTGTCACTGTAGTGGTGGTTGTAGTTACATTTACATTGGTTACGGTGTTTAAATTAGTACTGGTAACCCAACTATTTAATATCGCTTTAGTTTGTTCATTAACTTTTTCAAGATTTTTAAATGATGTTTGTAATACCCATAAACACATCGCTACGGCCATTAATAAATCATCATGGTAACCATCCATATGATCAGGTCTACCATTTTTATAAACAAAAGTTTTCATCTCAGAAATTAATCTACTAGATCTTACAATTAAATCATTTTGTCTAACAGACCTTTCAAATTCAGCCACCATAGGTAATCTATTAGCTCCAACATTAAACCCAGGTATTTTATTATCGTATTTTTTATACTTACTAATATCTTTTCTAGCGGATAATATTTTACTTTTAGCGTCATCATAATGAAGTCGTTTATATTCCATCTCCTCCAATTTTAATACGGTAGTAACACCCATACCACCAGTGATATCAACTACAGTGTAGGCTTTATATAAGTCACCATAATGTTGTACCAATTCCGCTAATACATCTGGGGGTATTTTACCTTGATATTCTAATACTTGTTCTTTAGTCTCAAAATCAATAATCTCTATACTAGAAAAATCTTCACTGTCTCCGCGGCTGACATCCGAGCCCATAATATATTGATGGTTTAATTCCGGATCTTTCCAAATCCAAACACCATTATCATGTCCTTCAGTTCTAATGGGTAACATCACATTCTCTTTATTTTGAGCTTCAACATATTCATCATCAATCACATTACCACCAGAACCTAAAAACGAAACATCTAACTCTTGGGCGATTTTTCTCGTATCACCATTGTATTCCGCACACATATCTTCATACCATTGAGATGTTGGTTTATAACCTTCACTAACCATTTTATTATAACTTTCAAGGTTATACATTTCTTCTATAACAACTTCTTCACCTTTAAGCCAGCGTAACCCTTTATTGTAGCGTAAATCTTGATACCATCTCATTTCAACCACATTATATTTATTCCGTTTATTTACCGCCCCATCATAAATTTTATAATATAAATCGTCATATCCATTTGGTGTTGAAATTAAAATTGATTTTCCACCTGTACCTAAAGAAGGTAAGGCCGCTCCATAAACATCAGAACCATTCTCAATATAGGCCGCCTCATCCATTACTAATGTGGTTGGGGTAAAACCCCTTAACGCGTCTTTTGATGTCGCTAAAGCTTTAACTTCACATTTAGTTGGTAATATAATATGTTTTTTAGAATCAGTTAAGAAGATAGATTTTTTAGGGTCTTCAACATATTCAATACCCCATACCCATCTTGGTATTTGTTCTAAAAATTCTTTAATTTTTTTTAAAAATTCTTGAGCTATCTCTTGTCTATTCGCTAATATAAGAATCTTATCTGGAATACTCGCGTCACCATAGAAAGAAACCTTTATCGCCATACAAGCGGCTGTTGTAGTGGTAATACCAGCTTGTCTTGGTTTTGTAACGATTGTGAATCGATTATCAAAAATACTATGTACTAATTCCTTTTGTTTTGGAAATAATTGAAATGGTACATACCCACTCTGGGTTTGATCAAATGTTTCTAAATATGTTTCTACCGCGTAAACGGGATCAGCCAAACATTTGGCGTATTCTTGTAACTGTTCTGAACGATTCATAATTATTAGTTCTATTCATTTAAATAGTATGTAAACGATTTAAAAACAGTAATTTCTTTTTAAAATCTATTTGTTAATTCTTCATACATATCATAACCGGTAATATATGGTTCATAATAACTAAGGTTACCAGGGTTTAATGAACTATCCATACGATCTTGTATCAAAGTAAGAAAGTAATTATAAACATCACTAGGGTTATCACCACTATCTAAGATATAATTTTCAGTAGTTCCATTAAATAGATCAGTAATTTCAAAAATTAACTTATCTTTACGAATCCCATCTTTTCTGACTACTGAATCCCATTTACCTTTACCAAATAAATCAGTTATTTCATCCATAAATTTTTCACTGATCTCTCTTTCTGAAACGGTATTATAAGCTCCCTCTAAAGACATTTCAATTTCATGTTCCAAATCATCAAGTTCTGGTGAATTTTTAATCAAATCTTTTAACTCATCATCAGTTAATTTATTAATAAGATCTGAAGATAATGTGATAGTAGAATCTACATCAGAATCTAAATAATCTTCAAGACTTCCATCATTACTTAAAGTAACTTTTGTGTTTAAAAATTTTTCTTTTAAATAATCTTTAATATAGTCAATACATTTTTTATTTAATGAATCCCAAGCCTCATCAAATGATCTATTCAAATCGTACATCCTAAAATGGTCTTCATCACAAAAATATGATTCAAAAATACTCCCATCATGACGATCAAAAAATGGTTTAAAATCACACCAACCATCAGTACTTAAATATACTTTATCACCGACTTTATATGTATCACTGAAATCAAATTCTACTTCATGTCCATATTCTTTAAGTATTTCTAGTGTATCTTTACCAAAAGCCGAAAACCAATGACCAAGATCAAATAATTCTAAAGGATCTTCAACCCATTCAGTATCTTCAGAAGAAATCGTCTTTAAAATTAATAACATAGATTCCTCATTAGTATAACCCATCTCAATTAACTCATCTCTAACACCTTCCCAATCAAGTTCTGGTCTTTTAGTGGCGAAATTATTAACAAATTTTATTTCCCTATCAGTAATTTCTTCTTTTAATAATTTATGGGTAATTTTCTTCAACATATTGATAAATATCCCTACTATCTAAAAAGGTCTATGATGTCAATATCATCTTCAACTTTATTATCGTTATCATAATAACCAATTAATTCTGTATAATTATCTTCTTTCATTTCCTCTCTAATGTTATTCGCCATATCAACTAATTTTTGTTTAGCTGTTTCATCACCCTTAAATAAGTCATTCATAAATGAATTGAACTCTTTGGCCGGTATTAATGATATCTCATTGTAAAGATAATATTTTAAATCTTGATCATTAGTTCCAATAACTTCTTTAAATCTATCCCATAAACCTGGACCTAAACGTACATCCCAAAATTCTGAAGTTACAAATTTACATTTATTATCAACATATTTTTTAATGTTTTCATCACCTGGTAAAGCGTCCATAGACATAATTTTCATTATACCGGTAATTAATTCTTGTACTAATATTGGAAAAGTTAAAGCTTTAGCCTTTATTGTAGGGGGTGTCGTATTTAAATCAATATTTTCACCACCAACTAAATTTTCATCACCACCAACCATAATCATCATAGCTTCATCTGGTGTAATCCAGTAAGTGAAATCACTAATTGACATTAATTTACCATAAAGATTACTCAAAGATGTGTCAATCTTATCTAATTCATCTTCAATTCTATGAAACATATAATGTCCTTTTTTGGCAGCTCCTTGAGCTAAACCATTAAGTAATTTTTGTTTTTCAACTTCAGAAACTATAGTTTCTTCCTCCGCGGCATTATCAAAATCAATAAAAATTTCATCATTTTTACTTACATTTTCATCAAAATTAATGTTACCAGCATCAACTAATTTAGCGTCAAATAATAATTGATCGGTAATACCAAATTCTTTTTTTACGATATCTATAGCTAATTTTTCTAAAAGGTTTCTTTCATTTTTTTCAATTGAGATAATTTCTTCTAAAAGATCTCTCATCTCCATAACTTGTTTTTCGGTAATATCTTTAACTCCAGAATATTTCTTAACTTTTTTAACAATATCTTTAAAACTTTTTGAAGCTAATTTTTCACCAAAATTTTGGTTTGAATCAAGTTCTGGGAATGATGGATGAGTACCTAAATGATGGTTACCATTTTTAAGTTTTTTCTCAATATCTGGATGTATCATTTCTGAATGGTTTAAATCATATTCAATCCCATCAACAACACCTAAATCTCGTTTATACTGTTCAAAAAGTTTAAGTGAGATATTTCTACGAATTTTAGTCATTTCTTTTTATTTGTTTAACAATTTCTTTTTTAGTAACCTTAACCGGTACATTTTGTTTTATAACATATTCAATTAAAGACTTTTTATTAATTTTAGGGTTTAAATTCTTAACCGATTCATTAGTTACCTTTTTTGGTAATTTTTCCCAATCTTTTTTAGTCATAGTATTAGAAAATTCATCAGCCATTTTTTTCCATTCCTCACCCTTTTTACCCTTTTGACCAGCTTTCCAATAAAAATATTTTTGTTGGTCTTTAGAGACAAATTTTTCTTCTATTGGTTTTTCTTTAACCGCACTATACAATTCATCCATCATTTGTGAATATTCATCGTATAACAATTTCATTTTTTTCGCCATTATCGTTAATGATTTATTTTCTTAATCTTTTATTTGATAATATTTGTTTATAACTCATAGATTTTTTACTTGATTCATC